TCAATAGAATCATCTTGCTTGATTCCCGCTTTGAAGGCGTATTCTTTAGCGCCGTCTCTTGCTGACTTTACCGAATCTGCACCAAAGCGACCAGATGCCCAACTGCCATGTGTGGCTTGGTCATGCTGACCCTCTAAGTGTTTTTCTACTTCTTGGTATCTTCCGAGGCAGACATGGGGCGATTCTTTTCGATTGCGTTGAGAATTTCCTCCGCGAAGGCTCGCTTTTGCTCTGGAGTCATTTGATTGACGGGGATTGGAACTTCCACCATCAACGGCTTTTCTTGTTCGGTCATCTTCCTCATCTTTCATGTAGATATATTCATCATTGTCAATATCGTAAATAGATTGTTGGTCATTTTCGAAACCAGCGCGAACTGCTTCTCCTCTGGAATCGTAACGCCTAGAAACATCAAGGTACACGGTTCCTTGGTCTTTTACAACCCATATACCAAAATAGGCTCCGCGCTCGCTAAGGGCATCCGCGTTCTTTTCAATATAGTCTAAAAGAATCTTTCGGCTACCGTCACGGCTTGAGAAGAACTTATCGTAGGGAACTGTTTCTTCAGCGCCAGCCTTGGAAGCCATATACCCGCTAGTAGGTTCGCTACGGCTAGAAATATCTAGACTGAATCCAGTCAAATCTTTTTTTCCCAGGCGGTCAATAATGGATGTATAGACGGTGCCACCTGTAGCCCAGTTTCCGTGAGTCTTTTGGTCATGGGTACCGTGTTTTTCAACGACAAGAGATAAGCCTTTAGGCGAGTCATAACCAAAATTTTCAATCATTGACTACCTCCACATCCCAAACTTTACCCTCATTATTGAGGATTTTGAACTTGCTATCCCGAGGTAGAAGGAACTCTGCTTCTCTTGAGGATAGGCTAGTTAATCCAGTAACGCTAGTAGGAAAAAGCCCTGCTGTACCAGCGGGTAACCTCATGCGCAAAACTATACCTTGGTACATATTTCCTTGGACGGCAAACTTTGTGGCGACATTAGTATCTAGGCTTGTTGAAGCAAATCCTTTATCTATGTAAACATTACCCTTTTTAAGTCCTTCAAAGAAATCTAAGCCGTTGCCTTTAATTCCTCTATAAACGGTCATTGGTTCTTTTGTTAAGGGTGCTGATTCAATAGCGGCATCTAGTCCAGCAATTAAATACTCAACTTGGTCTGTACTGATATTTGGGTCACGGAGGGCTTCATTCATTCTGTAGCCAAGCAATGATTGGTATGAATCAACTGCTCGGTGATATTCACGACCATTAAATCCTTCCATTCTCTGACTTAAAATACGGTCAAGTAAATAAGTTTCTTGCGCTTCCCGAGAAGGATATTTAGCCAACTCAGCCTTGTTCCATTCTTCAATATCAGTAACTACTTCTCCGCCAGTAGCCCAACTGCCGTGGGTTTTCTGGTTGTGAGTGCCGTGCTTTTTAACATCTTCTTCAAGAGGTGCGGGAATTAAATCTGGATGAATCGGGTCAATAATTTCCCAACCGTAATCTTCAGTCGCCAAGAGGTATACCTGCCTCTCTGTATGCTTTTTCAAGTCCGTCTGCAAAACTTTGACCCATTACTTTACCTGCAATAAATAAATGGTTTCGGGCAAACTCTACTCCGTGTCCATTGTGAGGAGAAGTCGCGCTAATCGTTGTAGCATAATGAGCAATTTCGTGAATAATAGTAGGCTCGGCTTTGGAATAACCCCTATTGACTCTCAAAATACTTATAGGTTTATCGCCCTTGAATCCAATTTGATACGCTCCAGCCTCTCCAGTAGATGAGACTTTAACTTCAGGATTTCCAGCGCTACCACCACGCCCGAATTGTTCAACAAACCAATCCTGTCTTAATAAATCCCTAACATAACCATTAACGCCAGTAGGTGTTCCGTCTAAATGCTTTTCCGCTAAAGGAGAAATTATAGAAGTTGTAACCTTTTTCGACCAAGAAAGAAAGTCTTTTGAATACTTTTTATATGCCGCATCGTATTCGGAGCGTTCAGCAAAATCTGAACGGTTCGGCGCAGAAGGTTGTTCTGTTCTTTTATCTTGAATTTGGTTGTGGTTCTTTTCTTCCGCATCATAAACTTTTCTTACCAATGGGTCAGGGCGATTAAGTTTAAGGTTATACATTTCCCTATGGCTTAGCCCACTTCCACCTTTTTGACCTGTAGCCCAATTACCGTGACTGGATTGGTCATGTTCTTGGTGCTTGGCAACTGGATTAACAATCCATTTAAGAACGGCTCCATTGGTTTGAGCCATATAACTATTGAACTGGGCTTGAGTAAGGTTTTCGCGCTTGCCAGTAATAGGACTATCAACGATTATCATTAAGCCTAATCACCTCCGCTCCAAGCGCTCTTAAAGTATCTATAGTGCTTTGCGCTACTCGCGAGTATTGACTGATACTAACTGATTTAATGTCAGTTAAAGAAATTCCTCCGTGAACCTGAGCCTCAAAATATCCATATCTCTCGGGGCTTCTTAATTCTGTTTCCACTCTATAAGTTTCTGATTTTTGGCTTGTGTATGAGGCAGCCATCGCTGGCTTGCTGAGCGTTCCCGCTCGAGCATCACTCACTTTTATGGGAATTAAAGTTGAATTAAGGCTGTCTCCAGCGGTAAAAGTTGTTCGCCCTAAAACACTATCCTTCAAGGTTACTTTTACATCTCCGTAAATTCCTGCTCCGAGTTGATGATTTTCGTATTTAGTATCCATGTATCCATAGATGGGTTGAACTCCTGTTTTTGGAACACCCCATAAATCATGTTCTAATTCAGACCTACCTTGGCGATATTCTTCAGAAGCCATTACTAAACCTTCAGTACCCGTTGGGATTTCACTAAGGCTTTTGAAGCGACCTTCTTTAACAATTAAATCTAATTCGCTTCCATAAAGATATGTAGAAACTGGAGCCTCAGCAATGCTTTTTAATGTTTCAGCGTTTTTTGCATATTCCTCATCGGTCATATTAGATTTACTTAATTTAGGCTTCCACTCATAAGGCATTGCATCAAGACCAGACTTGCTTGAGCCTTCAGCCCAATTGCCATGGGTAGACTGGTCATGCTCTTGGTGTTTGAGAACTGGAATAAGCCCAGGCGCGAACTTGATTACCTTCATCGTGTGCCTCGGTCTGGAGGGATGATAACGAAGGTGCAACGGCAATTAGGGTGGACTATGGGCTTCTCCAGCCCGATAGAGAAGGTTCCAAGCCAAGGTACGACTTCTCCATTCAAGGGCGCACAAATGTCGCAGGTGCGCTCATCTGGGGCTGTAATCCACATCTTCATAGTCGCTGGGTCAATGTACCCCGCTTCATCGGCTTGGTTATAGCCTTCCATGCGCCCTTCATTCTGGGCTATCTGAATCTCTGTGCGAGCAATGGTCTTAGCGCGAGCGCTCTTGAGACGGTCTGCATAAGCGGTAGCAGATTTCTGGGCGCGTTCAATTGCTTTAGCCTCTTTGATGCCAGCCTTGATAAGACGGTCTAATTCACGATTCTCAAACTTTCGAACTGCATCAGCCCACTTTGGATGCAGACCAATGATGTTTTTTATTCGAACGGCTGTTCGCCTTACATCAATTCCTTCATTGAATGAATCAATAATTATCTTGCGGATTGCCTCGCGTGTGAGGTTATCAATGCTGGTTACCAACTGCCCCGCTCTACGCTGTGCGAAGGCAAGGGAGTTAGGGTTTGTCTTATTGAAAGAAAGACTAAAAGCAATTGGCTCTGGATTGACTCTTGCCCAATTAGGAATCTTTGTAAAATCCATATTAGCCATGGCTTCAGGGTTAGCAATTTGAACTTGTGTAGGCAGAAATGCTGGCAAAGCCAAGGCTGGGGCAATATCTCTTAGCCCCTTGATTGCTTCTTTTCCACCTAGGTCAATGATGTTGAGCAACTGCGCTTCAATCTTAGGAGCATCTCCATTGACAGAAATTGCGCGTAGCAAGCGGTCTAAAGTATCGGCATCAAGTCGCCCGAGAATACGAGCCAACTCATCCACTTTGATTTTATCCGTTGCATTACGGATTGCATTGACCAGAACCCGAGCCATTGCCGCTTCTTCAGCGGTGAGAGGATTTCTGGAGCCATCAGAGCCAGAGCCGAACCTAATTGCCATGCTCTACTCCAAATCGCCGTCTAGCGGTTCCTGTCCTTCTGGAATGTCCAGTCCTTCTTCCAAAGATGGCGGTGCATCAAATTCCTCTGGTGCTGTTCCTTCTGGCATTGCAGGTGCGCCGTAGGCTTCTTGACCATCGTGTTCAGCAGGTGGCAATCCAGCCAAATCGCGCAAGTAATCTTCCAACTTAGGGTCTGGCATAAGAACTCCAGCGGTTGCTAACTTGGTTACGAAGTCTGAAATCTCAGTCAAATCAACATGGCTTACTTCTCCGTAGGTAAGGTATGGAGCGCGTGAAGCATCCATTCCATTAAGTTTCATAAGACGAGGAATTGCGTATTGGTTAAATACCTCAGCAATATTTTTAGCAATTGAATCAACTGCCATTGACCACAAATCCATCTTGGTTGAACCAAGAGCGTATGAACCTACGCGGTCAGAACCTAAAAGAATAAAGTCTGAAAGGATTGACATAGACATACGCTGGTCATAGCGCTGAACAATCTTGTCTGTATCAAACTGACGAGAACCGCCTGAAGATAAGAGAACTAGGTCGAACTGCTTATGTCCTGCATCATCGTAAAGTGTTGGGAATACAACGCCCTCTTGCTCATTGCGCTTGATAGATGTAACGATGTTTTGAACTGTTGCAAGGACATTTGCTTGCTCGGCTGTAGCCGCGCTTGATAGGTACTCAGGTGGCACATAGGCAACTGGCAATCCTGCTAGGTCGCGTTCAATACCGACTGCTTCAATTTCTTCAATACGGCGCTTGAAGAACCAAGGGCGATACGCGTTACGAAGGATTGAACGACCTTCTGGGTTATTTTTAGCCGTAGTTGTACGGAATAGCAAAGCCTTCTCAATAGGAATAATGTGTGTTCCGCCCGAAGATGGGTCGGTCTGCTCCATTGCTTGAATTCCACCGCGCTCGTCAATCTGCCAGCGGAATAAGGTTTCTTGGGAACGGATAGGCAACTTGCGCCACCCAATTTTATTGTCTGTGTGCTTAGAACGCTTAGATGGGTCTTTTGCCTCTGGACCTGTACGGACTTTGTAAACAATTTCGTTGTAGGAATATCCGTAAACGAGCATTGAAAGAATTTGAGAAAGTGTTTGGTCCCAAGAATCCGACATATCGTGCAAACAAGAATCTATGAACGATGCGACTTCTTCATCTTCAGGCTTTACATCGCCATCTACTGAATTATCTGAGTAGGGGTCTACGCGCCATTCAAGGCGTGTAATAACTTTCTCAATTGCATAAAGCATTGAACCGATTGTTGGGTCATTGTCAGCCATCTCACGGTAAACGCGAGCGCCACGAAGTCCACGGAGATTAACAAGGAATTCTTCGTAAACCGTTCCACCAGAACGGCGTAAACCCGTAGAGCCGAGTTCCTTTAAGTCTGGCTTTTCTGCCATTTTTTCCCTCTACTCTTTAGATGCTAGTCCGACAAGAATTTTGATTGCCTGTTCTTCATTAAACCCTGCGCCCTGCAACTCCAAGAATAATTCATGTGTCTGCACAGCGAAAGCACCGAGAACGGACATGACACCATGGCGATTTAAGCCAGAGTAGTCATCTTCCACCCAATGATTTTAGCATTAAGTGAATTTTGTACTTATTCTCCGTCTAGGACAAATTCCTTGCAATTCAAACGCATAGTGGTAATTTCTTTTGCAAAGATACGAGCCATGTCTTTTGTACCCGCTTGAGCGTACATACGATGTTCTGTCTGAGCGCCAAGTGAATCAAATGAGCGAAACGAAATCTTAAAAGGCAACTCATGGGCTGTCTCGGTCAATTCGATTTCTACATAATCGCGTACATCAATCTTATGCGATACGAACGGTCTGCCAGATTCGGATACAACAACTTTAGCGCCAGGGATAGTGCTAACGAAGTAATCAGTCCAAGCCACGATTTTCCCCTTTCATAAGGAAATTATTAACCCCTAGCATACTCTATGGTGGTTAAAAAGGCGCAACATCCGAACCGAATGGAGCGCTCCAAGGGTCGGGAGTGCTAGGTGGATTGAATGAGTTATCTGTACGCTGAACAACGCTTGCCGTGGTCACATGGCGCTTGAGGTCAATACCAACATTCCATGCTGTAACGGCAATCTTTGAGCGCTTAGCCCCCGTTGCCTTGTCATCCCAATTCTCTTGAACTGCCGTACCGACCACGATAACGGACATTCCCTTTTGGACTGATTCGGCTACATTCTCTGCGGTCTTACCCCAACACTTAATATCCCAAAATGTTGTATCGGTATTTTCCCATGAGCCATCGGCTTGCTTAACTGATTTTGATGATACGACTGTAAAGGTTGCGATTGCTTTTCCGCTAGGGATTACACGCAACTCTGGGTCTGCTACTACATTTCCCGTGATAGTTAATTGAGTCATTTGATTTTTCCTTCGTTTATAGGTATCGGGATGATATTTAGTTTTGTTCTCATGCTTTGTCTTTCTCTGGCAGAGGTCCCTCCCCAGGTTCCAACTACTGAGTAATGTAACGCGTAGGTCAGACATTCTTTTTTCCAAAGACATCCACTACACATTGCTTTTACTTTTTTATTTTCCTCTGTGACTTTGTTCTGGTCTGGAAAATAAAACTCCGTATCAATCTGTGAGCAAATCGCTCCTTCGAACTGCCAAGGTTTCAACACTAATAAATACTTCTTTCTCCTCATTAACAATTAACGGATGCGGGGAATTAGAAGATAACCTAGCCAATAAGTTGCCATTGCGCCACACTTTGCCTCCAGCAATTCCATCATAATTAGAACTCTCAGGCTTTACTAGAGAATCACACTCATTCCAGAATTTACAGTTTCGGCAATACTGCAATCCTGGCTGCGCTAAATCTAATTGGTATTGGTCAAAAAGCCAAGGGTCTGAATTGCGACACGGTGCGTTGTCCAGAAAATTTAATAAACTCATGGTGTAAATACTAGAGTTAGTTATTCAAATTGTTTGTGATTTGGCTCTCTTGGCGTGTCGGTAATTCGCCGAATCTCTCAATCAGAAGTTTCTGGAGAAGTTCCAGTCTCTCCTTCTCCGTCAATGTCATCGTCATACAAGTTGTCCTCTCCCCATGTATCTAGTGCGTGATGAAGTAATCCTTTTTGTCGCCAATCAGGTTGCTGGTCATCTGTAAAAGTAGTTGTCCAGAATCCTTCAGAGGTTCCATCTGTCCATTCCGCTACCAAGACCCAGCCCGTACAAATGGCTGGGTCAAGGAAAGCGACTCTTGCTATTTCAGCGAGAGCGTTATCAATTGCGGAAGGCTTTTTTTGTTCTTCATCCATGCGCCCACTCTAGTACCAGAAATTTCTGTGCCAGAAAGAATTGGCTTGGCATGGCGTGTCGTATCTTGATTGGATATAAAGAAATCCTCTTTCAATCTGTCGCTCAACCGTAGTATCTGGGTCAAGTCCTAGAATCTGAGGAATTCCACCTGCGTGTAGGCGCTCGCCATTTTGGTAAACGGCTTGCTTGTTATATGCCGAAGGTCTCCAATTTGATTCGCCACTCCACAAATCAACGAGGCAAACCCATTGCTTAGGTGTATCCCAGCCGAATTTATCTAATTGAGTTTTGGCATAGACCTGCGCCGCCTCTGGTGTTCTTTCAACCAAGACAGGCTTAGGTGGTTCAACTATTTCAACTGCTTTTGCCGAAGGGTCTCTTGGCATCTGAAGCGGATTAGTTGTAATCAGTAATGCGCTGATTAGCGCGATGTGAATAGGTTTTAATTTAACAGTTTCATAGAATCGCATAATCCTCCATAGTTCGGAGCGAACGATTTATCGTTACTGGATGTAACGGTTCATTGTTGTCAGTATCGGACTGACCTCGCTTTTGAGGTGTAGGTGTTTTGCGAACCTGCGTTAAAGGTATCAGATAATTCTGTGATTTGAAACTAAGTGGGGTAATAAATTAAAGGCGTTCGGTGGGGGAGCCAACACAATGCGAGTCTATGAGAGAGGACAGACAGCATCGGGCAATCTACCCCACCGAACTTGGGTACCCGATTAAAAGGGTACACCAATTGGATATAGAACACCCGCTGGGAGAGGAAAGGCAACTCGCCCAACGGGTGTTATTCGCCGACCAGTAACATTGACGGAATCTGGTCGGCGAACTTTATTTAGTCTATTCGTGCATCCACATAAGCGTTGATGCCGTAACTTTGGAGAACTTTGGCTGCTCCCGCTGCTGCTGCACATGCTCTTTCGTAACTCTGGTCTTGACGGATACTTGGCGCGAACTCCCATGAACTAGCGGAGTAACCACCGTAATAACCTACATAACCAATTTTGCGCTTCTTAAGTTCAGCAACGAATTTTCCTCGCGCTGGCTTAATTACTACTGAAGCGAATCCGCAAACTCCACCTTCAACAAACCAAGTTTGCTGTGTTGGGTCTACATCATTGCCAAGTGGTGTTGATGGAGAACCGACAACAATCGGCGTTGGTCGGCAAGCGCGAACTGCGGCTTCTGCCGCTTCTGATGCTTCGACAAGAATGTCGTAAGCGCTTTTTGTTTTAACTGCTGTTGTCATTTAGATTTCCTCCTTCTTGATTTTTCCTGAGAACTTGATTTCTTGGATATAAGCCCTGTTGTAAGCCAAGTAATGCTCGATTTCGCCAATTGTTTCGAACTCAACTACTACTTTGTTGATTTCGCCCCTGCTCCATTGGTTTTCAATCTTCACGACTGCTTGAATAGCCATTTCCATTCCTCTCTCTCGGTTACAAGATAAGAATACACTACTGGGGTTTAATAATCAAATCCAAACGAGCCTTACGGCGAGCGTGTCGCTTATCGGCTTCCTCGGATAGTAGGCGCTCGCGCTCGCGGGCGCGTATGCGGGCGAGAGAGGCTTCAGAGACCCGTAGGGGCTCTTTGAACTTAGCCCATGATGGAATTAACATCAGAACCACTTCCCGCTCTCTATTGACCCCACAACCCCAAAAGCGAGGAAGATAAGGGCAAACACTCCAAGAGCATCCAGCCATTCAGAGACTTTGTAGCCACGCGCTGTAACGCGACCACCTTGCTTGGATAGGTACTTAGCCAACATTGACGGAATCCTTCCAGACTACATCGTTAAGGGTGGTTAGTCGGTTATAGGTATCTGAAGCAATATCTAAAAAGACTTCTACTGGCTCAGATGAATTCTCGAACTTCGCAAAGATTTGGCAGCGGTGATGGTGAACATCTGCAAAATCTTCATTGTGTCCGAAGATGATGATGCTGATTACATTCAAACCCGATGGGTCTAAATGGTTAATAAATTCATTCGATAGTGTTCGGTTGAACTTATAGTTCTTACTTTGTGTATTTATATCGGTAAGCACTTTGCTTGTTACGATTTTCATATATCCCTCTCTCTATTTGAACTGCGGTTGATATTTTAATCTCTAACAATTCCAAATGCAACTAGCGCCACATCTGTTTCGCAAGTTACGCAAATAAATAAATTGCGCGAGCGGAGGAGCCTCAACAGGCTCCCGCATCGGTAACACTTTTCTTCCATTAGTACCCTCTCTTTCCGTACTTCTTGATGAGGATTGCTTCTTGCTCCTCATAACCGATTCCATGCTTTTCAGCCAAGTTGAAGCAAATCAACTGAGCAATCTCTCCAGCAAAAGCCTTACGCTCTTTTTGGTGCTGGATGCTTTCCTCTGTGTGTGGTGTGCCATCGTAATATTCTGTAACGATTTCGCGTTGTGAATCTGCGTACTGGCTATACCACTCTGTAATTGCTGAACGCTCTGTCTTGATTTCTCTTGTCCACTTTCCTTCTTTGTAAATCAAGAATTCGCCTGATGCTGTTGGAGCGTTAGCCTTTTCCTTAGCAATGCGCTCTGCCTTCTTTGCTTCACGCTCTGCCTTTGCTTGAGCCTTGGCAATCTTGTCGGCTGTCACGATTCGTGATGGGCGATTCAAAGTTTCTGCTGGAGCAGATGGATAACAAACTGTGCAAGCATCCTGACCAGCATCCTCAACAATTATCTTTTCATCGTCATTGCTGTACTGAACCAACCATTGAAAACGAGTTGTATCAAAGCAAGTTGAGCAATCCTGGGATTTGTGAACATGACCATTGCTGTTGATTACTAAGAAAGCGCGTGTCCATGGGTCACGGTCATAAATCTCATTGAGGTCAAGAATCTGGCAACCTACTTCAAAAATCTTTTTTCTTGCAGATTCAATCTTGCTCTCTTGCTTTGCAATTTCTTCAATGCGGGTTGGGTAATGCTTTTCGTAGAACTCTTTTGTATCAATTGCACTTTCTAAATCAAACAATAAATTGAAACGCTTGTAGTGCAACTCAGATAGTTCTGTATCTATCTTGACTGCGAACTCTTTTGTAACCATCTTTGTCCTCTCTCTTGAACAACTCCAGTTTACACTATGGGGGTTAGATATGCAACTCGATTCCATTGCCCGATTCTCGGCGTGTCTGGGCTTATCTCAGCCCGAGCCTGGACTCTCGATTTCCTTTTCTAACCCCAGTAGTGTATAATGGAAGATGAGAGGGGGCAGATATGAAAATTGTCATCTGTTCTGAATGTGGCAAGGAATGGCAACTCCGTGGCGGAATGGCTTTTGAAAGCCTTTGGCGACACTTCAAGAGAGAACACAAAGAGCAACCAGCCGCGCAAGCGGCTTAACAAGGGAGACTGATTTGGAGAGAGACAACCAAAAAAGCCGCCACTATGCGGCTGAGCGTTTTCTGTACGATGCAGGAAAGACCGTCATAAAGACAGGCAGCAAAAACTTTCCTGAACTTACCTTCAATTTAACAAAACAAAGTTCCATCCATGATTGCCAAAGTTATCTAAATATCATCTGCGACCAATACTGGTTTAGGCAGAGATTTGGCGAACGCAAGATTTATATTGAATCAGGTCGCGGCGGTGGCAAAGCCTTTGGGGGTCGTCGAATCACACTTGGCACTTGGGCTAGGAATGAAGCCATCATCTTGCATGAGTTGGCTCATTGCCTAGCGCCTCATCAAACTAAACACGGTGCTGAGTTTGCTGGCATCCTCCTGTTCTTGGTCAAGAACGCCTTTGGTGCGGATGTTGCTAAGCAACTTCGAGAGTCATACAAAACTCATCGGGTGAAGTACAACAATAAAGCAATACCTCCGATTGATAAATCTTGCTTAACTCAACTTCAAAAGTCGAGGCTTATTCGCAAGAATAATCGAGCCGAGATACAGCGCAAAAAGGAACTCTCCGTGAAACCGTTACTTTCTGAGGAGAAGGAGCATCTAATTAGATTACTCACTCGCGCCATCAACTCGGGTCAATTCGGAGAAGCGAAAAGCAAAACCCGAGCCAGCGCTCAGAAAGTTATTCGAGAAGTAAAAAAGGTTTAAGCCTTCTTCTTATCAACCTTGCTGAAGGCTTCGTTGATTTCTGTGGTGGTTAGTTTTCCATCATCAAGAAATGAGCGAGCCAGAGATTCAACCACGGTTGCAACTCCAAGCAAGCCAGCCATGAGTGCGGCGGTCAATGGTTCAAGACCAAAGAGCGAACCTGCACCGATAACGGATAGACCAGATGCAGCGAATACTGAAAGAATTCGCATTACTACATTGTTTACATTTTTCATTCTTCATCCTTATTTCTGCGTAGTGGGTAAGTGATAATCCATGTGAATAAACACCAAAGAGTTGCGTAAGCAACTACTGTTTTTGCTGACCCGTCAATAGTTGCCCATGCAATAAAAAATCCGAGCATGGTAAATAACTGACCATTTAGGTCATTGAAGAAGTTCTTCATTTGATTCTCCTTGTAGATAGTGATGCGATTGCTCCCACGATGACCGAGGCAACAACTACTGTTTGTGATTCTTGTCTTTCTGTATCGGACATATCTGCTCCGATATTTGCTAACGCCATGAGTGCTTTTCCTGGGTCAGTAAAAATTGCTCCTACTAATTCGGCTGGGTTTTCTACTAATTGCAAGGCATCTGCGACCTCGGCTGTAATCACAATTGGCTCCCCGCTTTCAGATAGGCGGGTTTCAACTGGAGTCTCTGGAGGCAGGTCTCCGTAATCAATTCCCGCTTCAGCGATTGCCGCTGCTGTAACTGGAGCGCCATCAAATTGAGCAATAAGGGCTTCAGCCACAATCTCTTTTTCGGCTTCAGTCAATTTGCCATCCGCTTGAACTGCATCCACAATTGATGCAACTTCATCAGCGGTGACATCGCCATCGGCTAAGATGTTGCCCAATAATTCAGAGGGAGATTCTGATGGTGGTTCAGGAGATGGTTCTTCTATTGGCGGTGGTGGCTCTGCTGGCTTTGGTTCTGGCTCGGGCGCTACATCAGGCGGTTCTACTGGTTCGATTGGAGGCTCGGGCTGAGGCTCTGGCTCGGGAGTTGGTGGAGGTTCGTTCGGCTCTGGTTCTGGCTCAGGCGCGACAATGGGAATTTCATCGGGAGTCGGGGCGACATCAGGCAATGGAGTAGGCTCTGGTCCAATAGCAGGTGGCGGGTCGGGAATCGCAACTGGTGTTGGTTCAATGGCTGGAGGAATAGATGGCGAAGGTATGGGTTCAGGTGTGGACTGCTCGGGTTGCGGGGTCGGCTGAGGTTGAGGAGTCGGAGTTACAACAGGTTCAGGGCTTGGAGTCGTTGCAGAAGTTGATTCCGATGTTGGTGAAGGTGCAGGAACACTCGGGCTGGGAGACGGTTCCGAACTGGGGGAAACAACTGGTGTCGGTTGAGGAGAAGGTTGAGGTTCTGGAGCCGCAGGACTTGGTGATAGAGAAGGAGAAATCACAGCGGGAGAAGGCATACTGGCTGAAGAAGATTCAGGACTTGGAGAAGGAGTTACAGTTGGAGAAGGCGAAGGCGAAGGCGCGGGAACTGAGCCAATAGCAACGGCTACCTGATTAGACCAACCTGAATACATTCTTAAAGTGTCATTGTCCGAACGAATTGAAAATGTCCAAGTGGCTCCAGACGGTTTAATGCTTAGAAATAAATCGTGACCGATGTTCTTTGTTGTAACTAAGGCTTGAGCATCTCCAACATTGCCTGTAGCAATTCCGTATCCGCTGCCATCAGGTAAAGTGAAAGAAATCGCGTATCTTTCTGGTTGGGTATTACATCCAGTTGGCGCTGACCAATTCAAGGTGACTGAATTGCTGTTCTCGGCGATTGTTAAATTTGTGGGCGAGCAAATTGTTGGAGGCGCAGGTGTTACTGGTGAGTAATGCAAAATGATTTGAAGTCTTTTGCCAACTCCCGAGCATGGGTCTCCAAAAATATTATTTGATGCCGATATAGAAATAGATGAATTTCCAATAGCCCTATTTCCTACAATGCTTTTAGAATTCTGAGCGTGGCAAGAACCAACCTGAAAATCTATTGGGGTTCCATAACTAGCAAAGGTCACGGCATCAAAAACTGACCCTTGAGGCGCTATGAGGCTCAATACCCCATTCTCATTGACCGAGCCTTGAACTGAGCCTGTATTGGCTCCAGCATCGTCTATGGGCAAAAGGGCTAGAATGACGATGATGAAGAAGGCTATGGCTAAGCGTAGATACCGCATCTGAACCCCTAACTCGGGGTCACTAGGACACGATATGTGAGCCTAGTATATCAATGGAATAATTCATGCTATACTGGGGTTGTAAATGATTGAGAGAGAGGAATCAAATGTCTAAAGTAAAAATCACATGGAAGGCTTTTGGAGATAAGCCAGAAATCGGGCGCTTCATTAGTTCTGTTGAATTCGAACTTGCTGAAGTTGTAACTAAGACAGTTACCGACCAGCATATTTGCGAGCAGATTTACAAGCAGACAAATCTTTACCAAGGTCCACTTTGGGAGACAATTCAGCCAAAGTTATCTGCAACTCGCACTCACACATCTATCTCAGTCGGTGACGAAATCGAGATTGACGGTCAGGTTTACATCTGCGCTGATTTCGGATTTGAGAAGATTGAAGATGTCGAAATCAAGTATCACGGAGATTCTGTTTTCAGAGTCTCGAAGAAAGATGAGGCTGAGATTATTCGTCAAGGTCTTGCTTTAATTCCTGACAAGATAGATAACTAACCCTAGTTATGCTAAACTGGGGTTGTAAATAAACTAGAGAGAGGAATCAAAATGGGGTTATATCAAGCACCAAAGTTTTTATTCAAATGTACGGACTGCGATTATCACGCCACGGTCAAAGGGCTGTGGGCAGTAATTACTCGTTATCCCGACCAAAGTGTTTATTCGTTTCTTTGTGTCACCTGTGATGCAAAAAAGGAAGAAAAGGTGGTTGCCTAATGAATATCATTGAAGCCAAGAAAATCGTTGGCAACCAGCCAACATGGGCGTTAAAAAATATGGTTAAGGCGCTAAAGATGTTGCCAGCCCTTAATACTGCTGAAGATGAAGTAAGACTGGAAGCCGCAAAAGTAGTTCTTAGAGAGAGGAACAAAAAGTGAAAATTCTTATACTCACACCAGATACAGAAAAGTCATCCTATGGAGACCGCTACTGCGTGACAGTAGATTTTAGCGACCCACGCATTAAGGGAACTCTAACTATTGGGGCAATGGCTACACCTGATTACATCCGATACCAAGGAGCCGTAATTATCAATGGCGTTCCGTATACAGCCAGTAATAACTGCGCTATAACTGTGCCAAAGATTGAGCATTACGCGCTTTCAAAGAGTGGAACTTGGTCAGATTACGCGAGCGCGAGCGCTCTGGAGACATTCCGAAAGGCTCTTGCTGAAATTGTTGTTGAGGTACTCAAGGACAAAGATTTCGTAAAAGAGCAGATTGCGACAGAATCGCAACACCTCGGATATGACATTGAGCGCCTACAATCAAATCGTGATGCTCTCGTTGTGAAGATTGCAGAACTCGATGAGGAGATTTCACAAAAGATGTCTAAGCAATGGGCAAACAAAGCCCTGTTGGGAGGAACAAAAAATGACTCAAAATAACGAAGTCGTTAATAAATGTTGGTTGCAAAAACGAGGTGATATGCGTACTACCAATTGGCATATAAAAGACCCAAAATTCAAAGATATTGTTTATGTAACTCTTTGCGGGCAATCATTGTCTTTGGATGTAGATACAAAATGGGAAAACGATGATGATTATAAATGGCAATTTGGTCATTATTTTGTTCCTGAAAAGGTATGCAAAAAGTGTGAAAAAATAGAAAGTAAAGTATAATGGGGGTTAGTAATATAGAGGGAGGTAAAAATGGAAGATGCAATTATTGTTCATTCGCCTGAATATGCGAACTGGGTCTTTGACCCTACGCATCCAACGCAGGGGCGTAGGTTTCTGCTTGGTCGCAATCGTGTAATTCTGGAGGGGCAAGACCGTCATCTCAACATTGATGAATTCTTTCCAGAGATTCCGCACACGGATGACCTGTTGCTATGCCATGACCCAATGTATGTCCATGATGTAACCATTCGTGGCAAATCCGATGAATGGGATGGTGTTCGCCATGACTTAGGAGACCTTGCAAAGTTATTTGTCGGCGGAACTCTTACCGCTCTTGATTTGCTGCTTGAAGAAAAGACAAAGTTAGCAATTCACTTAGCGGGTGCAAAGCATCACGCTATGCGCGATTACTCCAGCGGATTCTGTATCTTCAATGATTTTGCTATTGCCGCTACAAAAGCAACTCAACTAGGTAAGAAAGTCGCTATCTTTGATTGCGATGCTCACCATGGTGACGGAACCGAAGCGCTCACAAAATCTAATCCGAATATCTTGTCATTTTCTGTACACCAATGGGGAATTTTTCCAGGAACGGGGCTTGTCTCCGATTGGGAGCGCCATGCTCTTAACTTTCCATTAGCGGCTAACACCGATGATGAAGGATTAACGGATGCAACTCAAACATTTCTTGATGTCTGTTTTGACTTTGAGCCAGACATGATTTTTATTGCTTGCGGTGCAGATGCCCTAGCCGATGACCCACTTTCTGAATTGAAATATACCGTGGGTGGTTATGAACTCGCTATGCGTAGCATCCGAATGGCTTACCCAGACACGCCTATCCTTTTTGGAGGCGCTGGAGGCTATCTGCCAGACGAGCAGACTCCTAATCTATGGGGCAAGGCATCCCTGGCGCTGGTGGCTCCAAGGGGCTGACGGTACGCTTGAGCCATGACAACAATCGTGGCTATCCAGTATAAGGAAAAAGTAGTTTTTGGGGCTGACTCACAAACTACTGCATCCAATGGTCGAATATCTAATCATCCAAAAATGGTAAAGATAACCGAGCGCGGAGATTTTTTTATTGCTGGTTCTGGCGAATGTGCGCCTTGCGATATTGCTCAACATATCTGGATTCCACCTAAACCAACTGTAAAAGATTTATTAGATGTTTACCATTTTATGATTTCTAAAGTTGTTCCTTCGCTGAAGGCTTGTTTCAAAGACCAAGAATACAAATGGAATGAATCCGATGATGGCGAGACTAAATTTGCTTTCTTGATTGCTGTAGGCGGTGAGGTATTTGAACTCGCTGAGGACATGAGCATTTCACTTGATGATAAAGGTTTCTATGGTGTCGGTTCTGGCTCTAGTTACGCCATTGGTGCGCTATCGGCAGGGGCTACGATTGAAAAGGCTTTGCAGATTTCAGCCGATAACGATGCCTACACATCTGCCCCATTTATCTATAAAACACAAAAAAAGAAAGTTTTGCCTAAACCTAATTAAAATCGGTGTAAGACCAGCATATTCTCAACTTCTTCGTTTTCCACCTCAACAGAAAACGATACTTGCTTAACATCGAACTGCCTCGCGTGGTGAACGCAGAAATATAAATCGCCCGACAAGAAACTTGCTCGAACTTTTGCTTGCGCCCCGCATCGGTCACACCTGTCTAACGGTGAAAGACTGGTGCGGAGCGTTTCCATGTTATTGAACGAACTGTGTGGTTCGGGTAAGAGAAGATACTGAGGCGCGGGTAACCGCAAAGGCTGTGCCTTTTCCTATTGAAACTGTCAAGGAATTTTGGTTAGTTACTGTTTTGACAATTGCGTGGCGGAATCGCCCAGAGGTCGTTTTGACTGTGATGCCATCGCCAACTTTAATAATTCTAGCCATTATTTTTTCTTCTTATCTGTAATTGGACCGCCAACAATCCAGGCTCGGCAAGTTCTCCGAGATGCACATTTGAAATCAAATGCTTCGCAATATCCCAACTCACCAGCCTCGGCTACATCGTAGGCATTTTTAGCATTATCGCCCTGAGCCAATCCGCCCTTAATGCACTCAAGCATCGCAGATGTCTGGATAAATGCCGCGCAATTTCCGCATCGCTGTTTCTTAGCCTCGGCAACTGGCACATCCCACTCTTTAGCCGTCTCAGCCCAGAAATCCTCATTTGGCTCTGATGGGTTAAGTGGACCGTAATTTGCCTTGTCTATGGCTTTCTTGCGGTTTTTAAGGTTGGCTCCTACATCCTGTGTCGCGGTTGGGCATGAAGCCTTCAAGAGTGTGACGAACGCTGGTGTAAGAGACATAGCCCAAGGGTATCAGGCGAACATCTGTTCGAATGTCTTGGTTTGAATATACAACCCCCGTGTGGTATACTTGGTATGTAAGAGAGAGGAGTGACCATGGAAATCTGCGTGAAATGTGGGGTTCAAATTGAAAAGTTTGAAGTGTTCCCAAAGCAGGTCTGTGTGAAGTGCTATGGAATCCAATTCCAGAAGGAATGGGAAAGCATCGTCAAGGTCGGGAGGTTCAAGTGAGCGCTGTTTACAAAAACTTCGAGTGGAAAACTCAAATATCCGCTGACGAGGGAACTGTAGATAACTACCTTTTCCGTGGCGATGTAAAGCCTGTAGCCCCATCTAAGGGCGACTTATGGAGAGCGCTTGAATGGTTGGCTCTCTACGATGCTGGAGACGATTTAGAGGTCGCCCAGAGCCTTGCCAATGTGGTTGCTTTCTTATCTATCGCTGCTGATGCAAAAGAAAACCGCGAGATTCTTGTCGAGGCAAAGAGAGAATATGCCAAGGCTCACGGAATAAAAGTTTCCCAAGTTAGGTTAAAGAAGTAGAATAACCAACCCCAGTATGATATAATTAGATTGTTCCTAGAGAGGGGATGCAAAATGATTAAGACTTGTGACGACTGCGGAGCAGAATTTAATATCTTCAAGGAAGGCTACGGACATCAATTCTTCGTGGTCTGCGGAAAGTGCTGGGCAACTGAAACCAAGCGCCGCGAAATCGGTGGCGTATTTACTAGAGGAGGAAAGTAAATGACACAAACAATCGAAAAGGTCAAGGTCCAACCAAAGGTGGGCGATATTCTTTACTCATCATGGGGCTACGACCAGACCAACATTGAGTATTTCAAGGTGGTTAAGGTCAGCGAGTTCTCTGTGTGGATTCAAGAAGTTCGTTCAAAGATTGTAGAAGTTACAGGCTGGGCGCATGAAAAGGTTGTGCCAACTGATTCTTCAGATTATCAGGTAAGAAACTGGAATGATGTTCCAGATGAGTTTGGCAATGTAAATGCTTACATCACTAAAACTCACCCAATCCAGCGCAAGAAGATTCAGTATTTTAGTTGGGATGCTGACGAGATTTATTATGTCTCGTTGAACTCTTTCTCACACGCTAAGTTATGGGATGGAAAGCCAAAAGAAGCAAGTCACACACACTAACGAGAGGAAATAAAATGGCTGTTACATTTGAAACTGAATACTTTCGATGGACTTGCGATTGTGGCAAACGCGGTAATTTCTTGGTGTTCAATAAGGCTTGCCAAGCATCCGATAGGCACATTAAAGAACACGAAAGAAAACTTGAGTGGGGCTTTTCAACTAATTTACTAAGAGAGGTTAAATAAATGGGATACACACACTACTGGACAATAGAAAACGGAATTGAGCAATCTAAGTGGGATGAATTCCTACAAGGCGCTCGCCAAATTATTGAAACTGCTACAGAAGCAGGAATTCTGCTTGAAGATAATTCAGCGGAGTCGGCAATCTATATCAATGGCGTAGGCGCTGATAGTCACGAAGTTTTTGTGATTACTTCAGAAGATATTGGTTTTAACTTCTGCAAAACTGCACAAAAACCTTACGATACCGTTGTAACTGCAATCCTTATTCATCTCAAGCAATCGCTCGGCTCTCAAGTAGTTGTTACCTCTGACGGAGATTGGTCAGACTGGGAAGATGGGCGCTTGCTCTACGAAACTGTCTACGACAAAAAAATAGAAGTGGACTTTTTAGGTGTCTGACGAGATATTAGATGACCTTGTGGCTGAATATGGCACAGAAATTCTTTCCTCATCGCACCCTCAAAACGGATTAACTCTCAGGCAATGCCAGATGTTGCACAATAAGTACGGGTTAGAAAAGGCTAGAGTAATAGTTAAAAGATGGAGAAAGATTTTTAAGTCAGTCTAGAGACTTAAATTTCTCCATCTGCTCTGCCTAGTTCTTGCAAGTATTTAAGTGTTGAGGCTACATTTAGAAGGTTGCCCCAAGTCGGGTTTAAGCCGTTGTTATTAGGTACCCTTTTGGAATCTGGGCGTTTAATCAAAGTCAGTATGACATCGGGTGGAATCGCTAACTTAGCCTGACCCATTACAAAAACCCAACTTGTTGCCGTGGTTACGAGAATTCCTGATTCTTCATACTTTCCGCTTTGTTGATAATAACAATGGGTTTCAATAAATAAATTACCCGTGTCGAGCCAGCGCATATCTCTTTTGACTTCAATGTTTGCTTTATCGCCCTTAAAGAAAGCATCTACAACGCGTTCAGCCCCTAGCCCTAACTGATAAGTTAAATCAAAACTGTAATTTCTCATGGTGTCCAAGGATTCGACTGCGTAAAAGATAAAGGCGAGATTGGCTCATGCACAGTCTTATTCTCGTAAAGGGCGAGGAGAATTGCTTCAGCACGGTCTGGAGAATGAACTCCTCGCTTCTTCATGTCTACTTTAGATTCAATCAAGATGCGACCCGATGAATCTGATTTGAATGTTGGACCTGCCAACTGGGCTAGAACTGGTCGGTCTACATCTAGGCGAATCTCTTGCTTCTCCTCTTTGGGTTGGAGCATGGAGCGGGTATTCCACCACATCTCGGCGCGTTGATTTTTGAACTTAGTTTGGTCTTTCGGTCTCTCTGCAACATTGACCCCGATTACTAGCGCTCGCAATCCTCGCTCTTTAACCCAGCGGTCTAGTAATGAGACAACTCCCCAGCCCACGCCAATCGTGTCAATTTTGACCCGCACCATATCGCTAACATTTCTAGTTTTATGCTCGGCAACTGATTTCTCAATCTCGCCAATGATTACTCCAGCGACATCAACTGCGTTCGCATTAGCCTTGCCAGATGAGCGATGCACGATTGAAACTCTGTATCCGTCTGCCCTTGCAATTACGAATTCATCTCCGCCATCGGATGCAATATCAACTCCGAGACGGATAACGCTGGATTCGAGATAATCTTCATTCTGTGTAGCCGATTCTGCCCAATGGTAGGGAATAACCTTTCCTGTTCCCGTTTGTGGGAATCTGGCATTTACACGGGCTTCAACGAATGGAGAATCTTCTCCGAACTCGCTGATTACATCATCCACCCAACTTTGGTCTACTAGGTGCGTAGAGACTGCGTGAGCCTCTACATGGGGTGGGCAACTGCGACATTGACCAGTTTCCTCACCCGTAAAGTTAGGGGTGTCATAAGCCCCGATAGGGATGTTTGCATAGATTGGCGAATTGCAGATGCGCTCGAACCATGTCTGCTCTTGGTCTGTCGGTGGGTTTCCCAATACGAGAAGGCGTGTGTGTCCACCCGTCATAAGCGCTTCAAGGGCTGAGCCAATCTTGTCCGATAAACCTCCAGCCTCATCCACTACTACGAGCAGATGAGGCGCGTGGATACCTTGAACTGCCGCTTCATTGTTATCGGCTGGTCTAAATCCGTAGGCAACTACCGTGTCATCCATTTTCCATTCAGTCGTGAGGATTTCTCCTGGCAGATTGTGAGCCATGTGAACTCGGCGAATCTGCGCCCACATAATGTTTCGCACCTGCTTAAAAGTTGTCGCTGTCGTGATAGCGATAGCGGTGCCAGGCGGGTGAACTGCTATCCACCATGCAACGGCTCTAGCCGCTAAGTGCGATTTACCTGGAGCGTGGCAAGCGGGAACTGTGGTTCTCTTATTGTCTCGGATTGAATTTAGAATCTCGCGCTGTTTAGACCAAAGCGTTTCGCCCAAGCCTTCCTCAACAAAGCCAACTGGGTCGTGTTCATATCTAGCCCAAGGGTTTGTTATCTCAGCATCAAGAATCACCGATAGCGCATACTTCTCATCATCATTAAGCGAGAGATAAATCTTTGCGCGTTCCTCGGGCGTGGCATTGAGAACGAGGTCTACGAGCCGTTCACCCATTGTTTACTTCTTTCGTATCGCTAAGACTTTCGCAATCTTGTTTTCAAGGTCGCCTATTTCAACCTGTATCTTAATCGGTTCCCCATTGGTTCCACCAATCTCGACCCTATCGGTCTTTCCGAACTCCTCTGGCATCTGGCGCTCTAGCCACCATGCCGCTGCTCTCCAATCACCATCGTTACCGCTCTTTGCTATGACTGCAACCTTTTTGGTTATAGCCTCTGCTTTCGCCCGTTCGACAGACTCAAGAAATTGAAGAAATACAACTTCGGTTGAATTAGATTTTGCATCTTTAACCAGTTTTAATCTTTCTCGTTCTGCTAATCCACGATTTATCCAAGAATAAAAAGTCTGCTCAGATACTCCAGCCGATGTAACAGCAACTCGAACAGGTGTTCCAATCCGAATGTAATCAAGGATGTTTTGTTCTAGGTCAGGTTGAAGTAGCGCTGTTTTACGCCCAGCCGTTTTCTTCGCTGGAACCTTGGGTTGTGTCTTTGCTACCGCCATTGGTTTATTCTACCCTCTAATAACTTGGAGGCTGGCGAAGGTCTCCTGACCCTGCTTCTTTTTTAGGTGAGGGATGTTATTGACCACGATGCCGATTTTATTCGTAGGCAAAGTTGCGGCTAAAAGGTCGGAACTGCCTTGGTCTGAATATCCCGCTTCTTCAAGTGCTTCCAAGGATGGAAAGACATCTGCATGACGGTCATTCTCTTTATCTACCAAGTGGTCTTGAGTACCGCCCATTGAGAAGATGACCACAAAGTTTGATGGCAACTCATGGCGCTTGACCATTGCAACCTCTTTTGTGTAAGCGTAGAAGAACACATGAGGATTTTCTTTAGCAATATCCATCCACAGTAAGAAATACGATTCGGAATAGAAATCACCCGCATCGTGAATTCTTACCGATTTACCCCCTTGGTAACGCTTTGCTTTCAACTCATCGCTCACCCTAGTTTTCCATTCTTCAGGATTATCTAAGGTCAATTCAAGATTGCGAACATGAGCCGCTTTTACATTTGAAAAGTTATAGGTGCCTGAACGGGCATAACATAGATTGGCGCAGACTCCCGCGTTTGGGCAAGTTAGAAAATTCTTGCCGTTGGATAGTTTTGTGGCGAGCGCTGGAATTGACCAAGTGAAGATTCCATCCACCTTTAGTTCCCTATTGCCATTAGTCAATAAATATTTGACTGTCATTCTTGCTCCTCTGTTGTGCAAGCCTCTAACGGTATGCCGAGCAACTCAGCAATGTCAGACCAACCATATATCGTGTTTGCCCATGTATTCAAATCTTCGCTGTGAACTCTCATGGAGTGTGTGCCTACTCGGATGTTGGTTCGACCAATCGGGCTATGCCCAGGCTTAGTCTTTCCTCCTGAAAGAATCTCGGCTACTTCTTCCTTTGAGAATCCTGTTCCTTTGGTACTCGTACTGGTCAGTAACTTATTTAAGTCTCCAGAATCATAAGTGGCTAAGTCTGAAGTGCGGTTGTCCACGATAAGGATTTTGATTTCCTCAATATCGTCTACATCAATCCAATGCACCGCTATCTTCTCCCAGCCTAATTGAACTGCTGCTTGGAGTGTGTGATTTCCCGATACGCAATGCTTCGTAGGGCGATTGACCACGATTGGTCTGTACTGCCCCATGGTTGAAAGAGACTCAATGATTGCTCCGATGTCGCCTTCACGCGGATTCAGCGGGTGTGTCTGGATTTCATTCACCGATACGGTTTCAACATCCTTGGGTGAACTCTCGGAGCGCTCCTCAATCCGTTCTGGCTTTTCCATGATGCGCTCTGGAAATCCGAGGCGCTGTTTAATCCCAGCATTTGCTTTGCTCTTAGTCTTTCCGAACTCATCGTAAAGTTGCTCTTTCCACGCATCGTAGGCTTCCTGCTCAACTGTAAACTTCCATGCAGCAATCTTTACCTCTGGGTCATCTTTGAGAGTGTTGCCGCCTATAGATTCTTTCTGGTCTCCAGAGATAAGGCGGTCTAAAGTCTCAACCTCAGATGCAGTAAATCCTGTGCCATCCAACTCAGGGAGCGCTTGCAAGAGGCTTTTGAGAAGTGGCTCGTTATATCCAGCAAGGTCAGTTAATCGGTTATCTGCTAGAACTATCTTCTTAGCCGTGTCCTCGTCTACATCAACGAGAACTGCTTTTATCTTTTTCCAGCCAAGTTTCTTAGCCGCTTTAAGGGTGTGATTACCTGCAAGAACAAACTTGGTACTCGCTTGAACCACGATAGGGCGATATTGACCATGAGCAGTAAGCGATGATGCAATGGCATCTATGTCTCCTCGCCTCGGATTTGTCGGATACGCGGTAAGCGAGCCGATTGAAACGCTTTGGATATTGCCAGTTTGGATATTGGCTTTCATAGAATTACAGCGCTGGTTTTGCTGGGCGACCTCTACGGCGTACTAGATTTCCAGCCTCGTCATAGACGGGCGCTCGGTCAATATCGTTGCGGATGATTTTGTAAATTAACTGCTCTGAAACTCCCATGGCATCTGCAATCTCTCGATATGTGATGCGCTGTTTACGCAGTCGCAGAATCAACTGCTTGCGGCGTTTACCTAAATCTGAAATCTGGTTCTGGTGTTCTCGCATTGCGTTTGTAAGCAAACGAACTTCATCTAAACCACGACCATCTAATTGTTCTGCTGTCTGTACATCGCTCATTATTTCTCTCCTTCGAAGATTTCTTCCCAATTGATGTCGTCATTGCTTGGATGGAACATCCTTTTGTTTTCTCTAATCGCCTCTAACTCTGCGCTCATTCTTGCTTTGTGATAAGCAAGTGCGTAAGCAATGAAGATAGGTGCGAATAATACAAGAGTAGTAAATAATCCTACTACAGTCAATATTAAGTTCCAGTTCATACTTTCCTCTCTTTCTTTGCCCCTCTGATGTATAAAACTAATGAGTTCCTATCGTTTTGCGGGGGTAGAAATATCAGAGATTTCATAAACTTAGATGAGTCATCTGGTAAAACACCTGCATCAACGATTCCGTCAATTGCCGCTTTTACTGCTGGGTTGCAAGCGCCTACATCCTGTAAGCGACCTCCCTTTTGGTGAGGCTCCACGGTAACTGAAATCCACTCCATCTCAGGAATCTTTTCGGATTTAGCCAATACATGAAACGCTGAGCGCCATGTCTTAACCAACTCAGCGCGTTCCCACCTATTGCCAGCGCGTTCCCCGTTGGTTGTCCAAGGGCGTTGCGCCAACTCAAGGCGGTAGACGAGTTGTTCATGTTCATCGGTTCTGCATAGGCAATCCATGGCTTAAAGATAAGGGTCACCTGAACTCCTGTCGAATTCCCATTTCTCCCCGTCATTGAAGATTTTCCACGCTTTACCGTTATCGTCAATGAAAGGAATTTCCTCGGCGGATTCAACTTTAGTGAGCAAGAATCCTCGCTCCCTAGCCTTATCTCGATAAGACTCAACCCATCCATGACACCCAGTAACTCCCGAGCCACAAAGAAGAATCAAGTTAGCGGGAAAATGCAATTGCTCGTTACGAGAGCCACCCATTTTTCTTGCAACTCTATGGTGAACTGACCAGCCAAAATAATCACCCATGCCTCCGCACTTTTCGCATCGGTAATTGGCTCTAACGAAAACGGTGAAGCGAACCTCATCGCCTACTTTGAGTTTAGGTTTAGCCATTGGAGTCTCGCGTTCGCCAAAGATTCTGTGCAACCAGAGCAGATATGTTCGCTCGTTTGTAGCGCCGTAATCGAAGCCAATCTGCAAATCGGAATATCCTCATAGGTCAGATGCCACCTCTCCGCCACCATCTGCCATATCAGCACTTGATTTACCTTTCGCTAATGTTTCTCGAATCTGAGATAAATAAAAGTTCACTTGCTCAGGGCTTGCCGCTTTTGAAAAAGTCTCCTCCAACTCCAACATATAGCGCTGGGTCGCTTGACGGTCTCTTTCATTCTGTCTCTGTCGCACCCACTCTTTGTTGAAATATACGGGAGCAATCACCTTTTCCTCCTTCATGTAATGCACCGACACAAAATATTTTGCGAACTCAAAAGTCATGTCAGGTAATAGGGCAGAATCCCATGCAAGGATTTTTCCCTCATCGGCTTGAAGGCGACCATCAAAAAGGCACGCGTATGCAAAAAGTTGGGCTACCTCAGAACGGTTCATTATCTATCGCCCTTCCTTCTTCAGCACTAAACTTCTCGGCAATCTCAAGCGCCCGCATGACTGAATTCTCGGTGCGTGTCATCCCGTTGCCTCGCTGTGGCAGAGGCATATCTGTCCAGCGCTCTTGATTTAGCCAAGTGGATGCGTGAGCCGTGAACTCAGCCTGACGGTTAGGGTCTAAAGCGAATCTCTTTGCTCCCTCAATAATGGCATCAACTGAAGCCTTTTTACAGGCTTTGATAAATGCTGTCCTTGCTGCGCCTTTTGCTTCTTTCCTTGGATAGATAGCCCAAAACAAATTGAACTCAGAATCCGAAGGATTCGCTATCTTTATATCTTTTATTGGTATGGGTATGGGTATGGGTATGGGATGGGTATGGGGCGGTTGAACTTCGCCATCTGTTACGGTTTCTGTTCGCCGTAACCCTCTTGACTTAGCCATCCGCTCAGCGGCTAATTTACGCTCGGTTTCTATTCTTTCCTTAGTAAATTGATACTCTGAGTAGGACAAAATGACTATGTTATCTGCCACGATTTCCCAAAGGTTCGCATCAACTAGAGCAGAGATTCGAGACGACTTGGAGCGAGATTCGATGAAAGTTCGCACGATGTTCAATGGGATTACGCCGTCAGTTAGATAGCGGCTCGCATAACAAAGAGCCGTCATATACAACCTGAACTCATCATCCTTCAATCCTTTTATCTTTGGATGGTCGGGAAACGAATCATCAATTTTTACCCAAGTCATTCTCTCTCCTCAAGATTTAGAAGTGATGTCCACAATTAGGACATGATTTTTGCTTTTGAAATTCAGTCGGTCTGTTGTCTACGAACTCGGGTAACACATAAACTTTGCACTTATCCCGTACCTCTGTCAATCGGGCAAGGTGTTCAGTTTTATGGAGTACGGACAATACACCCGATGCTGAGCCATGGTGAATTCCAAAGGCATCTCCCAGTTCTTTCCATGTCACTCCGTATCTTCCCCGCTTGGCAAGATAAGTGAGCGCTGCCATTTGTCGTTGCGTAGTTGTACCGTCTGAATCTTCTCGCAATGCTCGCTCCTCAGACGATTGAGTTCCAGACCATCCCGATGTTCCGTTGTAGGGAACTTCAGGAAACGCTAATTGTGTCATCGCTTGCCTCCTTGATGGTTGAAGTTTCAACTACTGGAGAAGTGCCAATACGGGTCTGAGCCTCCTTGAATGAAATTCTTAGAGTCTCAAGAATCGCTGGCTCAATTGAGTCTTTGTACTTTGTGATGTAGGAACCTAACTTTGCAAGAGTTTCCAACTCAGATGCTTCAGCAATAGCCTTGGCAAGCGCTGTGGTGTCCACTACGACCTTTTCTGAGCGTTCGTAAGTCTGACTGTCTGGGTCAGCCTCGTCTGTCGGTAAAGATAGCGTTTGGAGGAGGGCGGTACGAAATGCGACAGACATTGCTTTTGCCGTTGCCTTATCTCCCGAGTCCATTGCCTCACCTACCACCGTGGCTTTAATTGAATCTCCACCAGCACCAATGAAGGTGTAGGTCACTTTTATTTTCACATGTCCCATGACGGTGCGATTTTTGCCGATTTCAACTGATGCGTATTCATAATCCTCAACTGATGGCACAACAATGACGCCGTACTTTTGAAGTGCAGGTGATACTGCATTTACAACTGCATCAATGCCACGGAAATTAAATCCTTGGGATGCGTTGCGGTCATTCTTCTTAACTGCTCCAACTTCCTTCATTACTTCATTTAGGGCTTGGGCAATTGATAGTGTTTTGGTTTCTGGCATTTGATTCTCTCTCTACTCGGTTACGAATTTGACTGAAGTTTCGGCTGGAACAACCGTTACTTCTGGGATAATTTCACCTTGGGTTGATATTACTACACCTTCTTCAGTAATCAAAGCCTTTAAGGCAGATTTGTCTATGTCAGTTTTGATTCTTAGAAGTGCTGGGTCATTGACCTTTGCCCATTCAATAAATTTAGATTCATCGTTGAACTCAATATGTGGCTGACCAGCCGTAGTCTTGAGTGTGCCGTGGGGCAAATTTACTGTTTTGCGACCTTCAGAGCGCTGTAGGAGCGCGTATGGGGTTAGGACTGCCTCAAAGTACAGGGCATCTCGGTCTAGGGTCGTATTGACCGTTGAAAGCCATTCCGTGATGCGAATAACCTCTGCATCATAGATAGCCTTGTTCTCGGCTTGCTTACGCCGAATGACTGCCAATTTGCGAATTGCCCAATCAGCCTTTTGGTCTGTATCAACTACAAACCCCTCATTTTCCGATGCGATTGAAGATACAGCGGGATTGTCGAACTCATTTATTTCTGGTTGCGTTGTCATATTGCTCCTCTCATTAGCGAGAGGATACACACCCCCAGTTGGGTATGTCAAATCCTACAAGCCGATGATTTGCCCAACATAGATGGAGCCACCGACAATTGCAGTAATGATTAAAGCGCCAACGGTACGAACTACCCACTCCGAGCGAGATTCCATCTTTTCAACTCTGTCGGTAATTGTTTCCATCGCCTGTTGAAAGCGAGCCGAATCAGATGAGTAGACATCACGGCGAACATAAGTCTCACCAATATTGCTATTGATTTGCTTAACTTCTGTGGTTAGGTCATCAAGCCTACGCATGATTTCCCCGAGGGTTGGTTCGTGTTCTGCCATGATTATCCTTTGAACTTAGGGCGACCAAAGCCGACAACTGCAAGAGGTAATCCTTTTTTTGCGCTCTTTTTGTAAGCGCGAACCTTCTTGGCAACTTGTCCACCGTTTCGCTGGTCACCTTTCTTGTCTGGGCTGGTATTTCCTTCGATACAGGTAACTGTTCCGTCACCATTATCTTTCAAAACAATCCCCACATGAGAAATCCGATTGACCCCATCCATCGGAAAATCAAAATAGGCTATATCTCCAGGCTGAGGAGTTGCCGTTTCTGCATCCTCCCAAGCGTTAGCCTTTTTATATGCGGCAGCGCCAGCCAGAGTTGAAACTGTGTTTACAATTTTTACGCCACTTTCGAAGCCGCACCACATAACGAAACTTCCGCACCAAGGCAAAAAGTTAGCCTTTGTGTATGCGCCGTACTTAGTCTCATTTTCCTTTGGACCTTCAATCGTTCCAATTTCTTTGAAAGCGGTTTGAAGGAAAAGTTCAACTGAGCCTTTCTCTGCCATTACTTTGCCGACTTCTTTGCAACTGCTTTTTTAGCAGGTGACTTCTTGGTGAGTTTCTTCATTCCCTCAGCCGCTACAACTTCAGCAATTCTGCCGAACATTGGGTCTTGCTTATTGATGTAGCGAAGTGCTACTGGAAGAACTGCCGCGATACCTGAAGCCAAAATTGCCTTGGCTGTGTCTGCATCAAGAGCAAACAGGTCTCCCCCTGTTGCCATGAAAGTTGCTGTGACTGCCGCTAAGAATGAGCGACCATAAGATGCGAGCATTGCCTTTTGCTGTGCGTTCATTGTGAACTCCTCTACTAGATGTATAAATAATAACCTATCAGTATATCAACCAAGGTTATGATGCTAAATCGCCAAGACATAAAACATCAGCGCCATTTGTCAGGATAAAAACGGTATCCCCCACTTGTGGCGCGTAACTGTGCATATATTTGACGGAAGGTAAGGTATTTGTATCTCCTGCTATTTGAATATCCACTCTTTTTGGACTGTTATGCAGGGCAACCACATAAGCCTGACGGAGCCTGAGAGTTGGGAAGGTATCCGTACCCTTGATTTGATTTACTAGGTAACTCAAGTCCATTAGAATCTCCTACTTCTGCCGATGGCGTTCATTGTAGATGTTGCTGCAAGGGGGATACTAATTGCATCAAGCATCAAAGTGGAATTGACTCCAGATGCCGAGCGCACAATCTTCACCAAGTCATAAACATCGTGGGCTGGATTCACAATTTGGTCCCAAGTAATTTTTTCAGATGCTCCAATAACCTTTTTCAACTCAGCGCGAGCCGCTTCCGTAGCCTCGGCAACTGTCAGGATATTGGGAGATGATTTGAATAAGGGAACCGAGCCATAGGTAGTCACATAGGTAGGGCTGGATGGATTATCGTCAAAAGCCTCACCGATAACTCCGATGGTCAGGTTTGTTCCTTCGCCCGTGTAGATAACATGGTTATAGGACTCATCGCTGGATAGGTTGCGACCCAATTGGGTTAGAACTGAATCCTCGCCGTCTGTGTACTCAACTAGAGCCTTACCTAAATCTGGGTCTGGGATTGGTCTCATGCGAGCCGTGCCATTTTCATCAAAGTACAAATCCATGCCAGCCGACTCAGCAATCTTGAGACATTCTCTCCAAGGGTCAGAGGACTGGTCAAGAGACGGATAGATAATAGTGGTTACCTGACCCGTGGCTGGAAAATCTGTTTTTACATTTGGGTATCGGTCTTTGAGAATTTGAGCAATTGCTGTTTCTTTTGGAGTCGCATCCTCAATATAAAAACTATGATTTGTAAATTTAGCCTTTGCTACCCGAAGGCTTCTATCTGAGCCTTGAACTGCAATCTTGACACCTTGAGGGCTATCTGAGACTTCAACGGTTGTAAGTTGAAAAACACCCAACGGAACTAATTCCTCGGTTCCATCTTGGTACTGGATTCCTCGATAAATCTTTACTTCACGGTTATAGGGCAAAAGGACTGCTGAGCGATTATTAGTGGGGACAAGGGTTCCATCGCTATCTACGAACTCAAGAGAGCATTGCCTACGGACAGAACGGCGACTATCAATCGTCACTTCTCCACCGATGGGAGATACCGTACTCAAAATTTTTCCATTAGCCGTATCGTAAATCTCTACCTTTATTTTAGATATGTGTGACTTTCGAACTGACGAAAGGAATGTGTCAGTTACGGGATACATTATGGAGCGCCTACCTCAAAGTAATTGACCTTGGCATTACGGATGAGGTTTCCAATTGGTCCGATTTCAGTCCAAGTTCTATCCACAAAACGAACATACTTTTGACGACCTAGCGGGTCATGCACATGGAGAACACCTTGATATGTAAGAACTGGATAAAGTGCATCCCACTCAGTTTTTCCTTGCGTGGTGAACTCATACGAGCCATCTATTCCATAAATGCTAGTAGCAATAACAATTGTTTTTGATGCTCCAAGAGGTTTGAATTGTCCGTAAGACTCCACAATTTGTGAATTCAAAGGTTGTTGAACTCGAAGGGAGCGAACCTTGATGGTTGGGCTTTCGATAGCCGTAAATGACCAGACCCCAGGATTTGTAATCTGAATTGGCTCTGTAGATACAAAACCAGATGAAAGAATAGTTAAAGCGATTTTAGCCCTCGCTTTTGCACGATAAATTACGGTTGTATCAAGAGGAACTTCATAATCATCCAAGGTGGCAATCTGTGATGCGGATGCCGTTACTGGGCTGTTGCGAACTGTTTCAAATGTGACCCCAGCATCTTGTGAGCGCTCGACAACAAATGAGAAAGTACCAAATCCGCCGCGTGTCCAAAAAGGGTTATCTCCAGCGTGAAAAGCAATCTTGTCCACAAAATGAGTCTCGCCCGAGCCAGCACTTGCAATCTTTACAATTACTTGAGCATGAGTCGCTGTTGCTGGAGCCGTTGCAGATACATTGCACTCATTCCATGCACTAGATGAATCATTTTCTGCTGTTCCAAAAACTGTCGAAATTGCAGTTCCGCTTGTGTTGAGCCAGATGATTCCGACAGAGCAAGAACGCGCCGTGGTTCCAGCCCTGAACTCAGCGGTAGCCGAAAACTTGTTGTTAGCCGTTACTGCGAACTTAGTAGCCGTAGTAGTTGATGCAGTCATGTCTCCAGCGGAGCCAGAGAGAACTGCAAGGGAAGCCGCACCGCTTGAATACTGCGCTGTACTGCGAGAGATGGAGCAGTTTGTGACAGCAACCCATCCATCTGTATTTGTTTCTAAAGAGGCTTGGTTTTCAGTCATGGCGTTGGTACGACCAAAAATTGTTACCGTGACTGCGCCCGAAGTTGAATCATAGAAAGCCGATACTGTAGGAGTGGCAGGTGAATCAATTGCAAGAGCAAATTGTGAAAATGCCCAATCGCTAAAGTAATTTAGACCATTGACGAGCGAAGCAACTCGAACATAGGCTCGGTAGGTAGTGCTATTTGCAAGGTCACCTTCAAGTGTTGCACCTCGGCTGGATGAATCGGTAACAATCCCAGTAGCGATAATTGGGGTTGATGTATTAGGGCTAAAAGTTGCCCCGCCATAAGTGGTGGAGTCAAAGATTTTGATTTCGTAGGCAGATTGAGGGCTGCCGTCAGAAAATACTGGAGTCCATGTAACTGAAGGGAAAGATGTGTCCGTGATTGTTCCAGTAGGGGCAGTAACCGTAAGTGTTGGGCGTGGAGCCGTTGTTACTACTGCATAAAGTTTGTAAAGAGTAGTTCGGTTTGTTGGACTTGGAGGAGTAACTGTTGAGCCTGTAGCGCCATCGGTAAATTTTACTACTAAATTATCAAGAAGTGTCTGTGTCCATGAGGCACCGTTTGGAGCGCTTGTTAATTTGATACCTAAGTCATAAGTGGTTGCTGTAACTATGCCTTGCTTTGAAACTGGGATGCCATAATAAACAGTTTTACCATTACGGTCTGTAATTACTCCAAGGCTAAACTGAGCAAGGGAATCAGCCGCTAACGATGCGATTCTGGCAAAAAGATTTATTGATGTAATTGTCTCGTCAGCCGATAATGTTGTAGTTTCGAACTCAGCCTCGTAGGAGGCAGGAACAGTTGTACTTGTGCGCTGTAAGTAAGTACCATCGCTGTTGTCTGCTAAGACCGCATAATCAGCGCCGCCTGTACCTGTAAATAAAGTATCGCCATTCCAGTTAGCGTTTGGGTAAAGTGTATATTCAGCCATTATTTAGCCGCCAATTCCTTAGCCAAGATTGCAAATGTTTGCTCAATCTTATCGGTAATCATCTTGATTTCTTCTTCGGTGTTCTTGGCACCTGAAGTATTAACAACAACTTGGAAAGCGCCTTGCTGGATGAACTGATTGGTGCCTGACATTTTTGAAGAAAGGTCAGCCTCGGTAACACGGGCAAGTTGAGTCTGAGCATTACTAATCAAGCCGCTAAATGCCGCATCTGCTCCGTATTGACCAATTGCCGCACCTGTAAAGGAAATAGCCTTTTGCAAAGAGTTAATCTGAGCAATATTTTCTTTTGCATTTCCACCTAGGATTGATGCCGCCAGTTGAGCGCCCTTAATCGGTCCAGCCTCAATAATGTCTTTTAGCGCACTAGCATCAAGACCTTGGCTTTGTAATGTTGCAATTTGTTGAGCGAACTGATTGCTCTTATCAAGGCGCTGGCGCATATTCTCAATAAGAGACTTAGCCTTTGGAATAAATCCGTCTGGCAACTCAATACTTTTGAGACCAGCAAAGCCCATGATTGTGTCTTTTAGACTATTTGCAAAATCAGCAGAGGCATTGCGTAGGTCATCAAGGACACCCTTAATTGACTCAATTCCTGCTTGCATAGACTCACGAACAGCCTTCATACGCTCAGCCGCTTTAGCCGCATCTTCCGCGGCTTTTTCTCCCGCATTATCTTTATTCTGAGCATCGTTATATTTTTTCTTTTCTTCAGCCAAAACATCGCCAAAACCAAGACCTTCTTTAAGGCTGTCTTTAATTTTGTTAATGAAACCTTCAATACCGTTTCCAACTGCCGCAGAAAAATCTGTGTTATCTGCAAATTCCATCATGGTTGCAGAAAGACCAATTAGGAATGTTCCAGCCTTATCAGCCTTATCACCAATTCCGTTAATAAAGTTTCCAACTGTTCGTGCAAAGTCAAAGTCTTTTACAACTTGAATACCATCAATCAATTTTACAACAGCGCCAGATGTTTTTTCAAGACCTTTTTCAATTCCAGAACCAATTCCTGTAACTCCATCTATAGCCTTTTTTGCGCCTTCAATGAGTCCGTTAAAAGCATCTTTACCTAAACCAACTATTTTAGTTGGTAGGGCTACGATTCCAGCCCTTACTGAGTCCAAAGCCCCATTTACTGTTCTGGAAAGTCCAGGAATAAAACCTAATAGATTAGCAAGACCGCGAACCCACCCAGTCAAAGCATCAAACGAGGAGCCTAAAAATGAGCCAATGCCCTCAGCAATCTTTTCAAATATTTCAAATATTTTACCGCCAGCCTTGGCAATCACTTCTACTACTGCAAGAAATACACCCCTTGCACCTTCTAATAGAAAATTAAAACCATTAACTAATTTAATAATTCCATCTATAATAAACTTTATTACCTTAAGTTGGGATTGGTAATAAGTAAGAATGACATCAATAATAAACTCAAATACTTTTGCGACTACTTCTGCAACAAAACCTAATATTTTTATTAAAAAACCAAATCCTTGTACAACATATCCCACATCTTTAACAATTTCAGCAAAAGCACCAATAATAACTTGCATCACAAAATTAAATACTTTTTTAACTACTTCGGCAAAACCTTCGTTTGTTTTCATCAAAATTGTAAACGCTGTAATTAAAGCAATGATAATCGCAATAACTCTAAGCATTGGGTTATTAGCCATAACTGTGTTAAATGCTGTCATAGCCCCAGCCGCATCAATCATTACAAAAGTCATAGCCGCTGTATATGCTGTAAACACGGCAGACTGTATTGCTACTGCTAAAAGGTAAGCCTTATAGATGAGAAAAACCGTTAAAAGTCCAGCCAGAACAGCGCCCAATGTCTTAAAAGTTGTGATGTTTCTTTGAACAAAACCAATAACAAAACTAATTGCTCCAGCAAGCATATTGATAGCCTTAGCAAGAACCGCTACTGCAACAACCCCTACTTGAGATGCTATTTTTCCAAGAGATGTTAAAACTGGTAAAAGTGGCTTAAAAGCATTGAATAAATTACCCAAAGCATTTCTTACCTGAGTTGATGTAAGAGCCAATACAACAAGAGCAACTGGCAAAGGAGATAGTTTGCTAAGAACATTTCCTAAGATTGGTAAGTTTTGGAGCAGTCCACGCCCAGCAAAAGTAGCAAACCCAGCAGTAGCCGCCGCTAGAACTGGCAAAAGCATTTCAAATTTTGCCGCCATAGTTTCTACGCTTGGGGTTAATTTTTTTACATTCTCAAGAGTTGAGCCGATGTATCTATTTCCACCGTCTAATCCCTTAATCATCATAGTAAGTCTGTCTACAAAATCACTTACTGGCGCAGTTAGTTTGACCATAACTCGTCTAAAGGCTTCTAGTACATTTTTTACAACTTCGCTCTTATCAAAAGCCTTTGCTAAAGCCTTTTCCATGTTATAGAGACTGTAAATTATTGGTCCAAATGCCTTGAGGAGAACCCCGCCAACAGAAACTTGTAACTCGTTATGTAAGCGAGCAAAAGAACGCAATAGTTTTCCAGGAGATTTCATTGCCGCTTCGTAAGTTCCAAAAACATTTGCGCCTTCTTTAATTACTCCCTCAAGAATTGCGGCTTGTTTTTGCTGGAATGTCATAGAGGATGTGGCTATGCCTATCTTTTTAGCATATTCCTCATACATTTGACCAGCAGATTTTTGAATACCGACTGATTTCAGAACTTCGCTTCGCCCTGTAATAACGGCGTGTGTAAGTCTGTTGTAAGTCTCGGTTGAGTTCTCTCCACTAATAATTGCTAAGTCTTGGGCGATTCTTGCAACTTCTGATGCTTTTCCGAGTTCAAGGTTATTTTGAGCGAACTTGAGGACAGACTTTTGGGCAATTTCCATCTCAATGCCCACGCCTTTAATTTCTAAGGCTTCATCCTGTAGGGCTTTGTAACCCATCTTTGTTGATTTCCCAACGGCATTGAGTGCATAATCCAACTCATCAACGCGAGCCGCCGCCATAAATGCTTTAGTTCCCATTGCGATAACGCCAGCGCCAGCAATACCAGCGACAACTCCTACGCCAATCATGGCGTTGTTTAGGCGCGATGATTGGCTTTGGAATTGATTCATGGACTGGGTTGCTCTTTGCATCCCATTTGTAAATTGTGCGGTTTCAGCGGTTAGCCGAGCGCGGACTTCCATGGTTGGAGTCTCTGCCATTATCGCCTCGCTTTCGCTCTACGCTCTGCCTTCTCTTGCTCTTTTGCTTTGAGAGTCCATAGCGCAGTCCACTCAGTTAATTCCATACTTGTAAGGGGGCGGTGTGCTGGACTCCCGTAAAGAAGTTCAGCCACCGACCTACCCAACTTTTCTGCTAATTCGAAAAGAAATCTACGCTCAGGATTCTTCAGGAAATCGTGCCTGTGCTTCGTCTACCGCCTCCGCTGTAAGACCAGATGAGCCGAGAGCCTTTGTAGCAAGGCGCTCAACTACTGCGCCATTCTTAGAAAGGATGGCTTCTTTATCTTGGTCAGTAAAGACTGGTAAACCTGTTGCTGGGTCATAGACAGTTGCAATAACTGTCATTGCGTACATAAGACCGACATCTGTTTTGTCGCCCTTAGATGCGCCCTCACCCAACTTGGCGCGTTCCGCCGCTGTCATGGAGCGAACTTCTACTTTCACTCCCCACTCTGGAACCTCTACGAGTTCCTTTGTGATGTCATCGGCACTAAAGATTGTTTCTTTGAGACTCATTTATTTCTCCTTGGACACTAGGTTGGTCACGATTTATGAAGTTGTATTGCTATCTAATTATGCGTAAGTACCGCGTG